AAAGCTCGCCCAGCTTCAGCGCCGCCACTGTCACATCGGTCGTGTCGACCTGATAGGTGCAGCTCGCCTCGTACAGGTCGCCAGCGCCGTTGCCCACCCATTCGCTGGCCGCAATGTCGCCGTTTTCGTCGAGCGCGTCGGCCCGCGAATTGGCAACAGGCGTCTTGCTGGACTCGACCAGCGTGCCAACCGTCGCCGCCAGCGTGAAATGATCGGTCAATGCTCCGAAGTTTGCCATGATCTCTGCTCCGTTTCTTGCGTGTTAATTCGCCCTGCGCGAGTAGTGCAGAACGAAAGAAAATGAAATGCAGTTGACCCCGTCGTCGTCCCACGGCGCGGCGCTGTCCCCGTAGGTCAACCCGCCGAACGGAAACTCCGCGCCGTACTCGGCATCCAGCGAGCCCTTGAACGCGGCCAGCTCGTCGCCATCCGTGCCGCCGTAGAACTGATCGAACAACAAATCGAATAGGGTCTGCGTGGCGTCGTAGATGCGGCTGACCTCGCGGTGATCAGGATCGTCGTGGACGCTGGTTCTGATCTCGACGGTGGCGGTAGCAGTCATGTTCCAAGCCACGTCGGCGTCAGGCACCGGCGGCGCGCACCGGATGTCTATACAGGGCAGCGAGCGGTCGCCGGTCGCGGGATCGTTGCGCCAGACCGGATCGGCGGACAGGTTCTGCCACGTCCGTATGGCCGTATCCTCACCGATCTCCGCGTAGGCGCGGAGCGTTGCGGCAAGGGCTGCTTCGTATGCGGCGGCTACATTCATCCGAAACCTGCCTTTGCGACTTTGTCGTCGATGATCTTCTCCATCTGCCGCGCGCCGCGCGCCATTGCGGTGGTCACGTCCTGCGGCCCGCCGCTAAGGGCGTCGATGATATAGTCCAGTCTGTTGTGGATCGTGACGGTCGGGTTGTTGCCGCGAAGCTGCTTGCCGACGTCAATCCACTTTTGCGCGTATCGCTTTGCAGACTTGCCGACGCCAGCGCCGGAACCCTTAATCGGCCCGAGGGCGCCGATGCCCCACATCCACGAGCCCTTAGCGAGGCCCTTATTGCCGATGCGGACCTGCGGCATTTTCTTCAGCGCGGCCACGCTTGGCGCGTAGACCGGGAAGGTATTTTCTCCGCCGCGCCGGTGAGATGTGACGACGAACTTCTTTACTTTCTTACGCGTCGTGGCTTCGGCCTTGTAGGGACGATATTGCTTGGAGACTTTCGTCGATGCGCCCAGCGAACGCGCAACCGCCCATGCAGCGAACTTTACCGCCTGCCCTGTGTTTTTGCCGAGCACTGATTCAGCGCGCCGCATCTGCCGCTGCAAGTCGCGGATGTCGCCGGGGGCGAAGGCAATGGTCATATTGTCGATCATCGATCAACCGCCTCCACCGTGAGGCGCACAACATTTGCAATGTCCGCCCGCGCCGTGATCCTGAACCGGCGCGACTGGCCGCTGGTCGCAAGTGTGACCGTGATAACTTTACCGATGCCGCACTCGTGGAGCGGCGGATCGTCGGCCAGCAAAAAGCGAACTGTGACCGGCGCGGTGTAGACGACGCCTTGCTCGGTGCTCTCTGATGCTGCTTCCAGGCCGACGCATAGAGCCGTAGCAATAACGGCTCCGCTGGCGGTCGTCACGGTCGCCCGCGCCGCCGCCATCTGCGTCCATATCGCCCTGAACAATTCCGGCCCCATCGTCTGTCTCTACGTCTCAAAACATGCCCCGCCCCGGCGCGTGCGCGTGGCCGGGGAAGGGCATGGCGTGGTTACTTCATCGGGAACACGATCCACGCGCTGACGGCGTTCGTCTCGCCGGTCTGCGCAACAACAGCGCGGACGTATTTCTTGAGCCGTCGCGAGTCGATTGACAGGCCGTCCGGCACGCTGTTGGTGAACGCTCCTGACTTCGTAATCACGCACGCGGCACCAGCCGTGTTGGTGATCGTGGCGAAGTTGGAGTTGTTCGCGGAGTGCGCAAACGTCACCGTGGCGACGTAGCCGGTCGCCGTGTTCGGCCCGAAGTCTGCCAGCAGACGCGCGTTGCCCTTGTACGCCGACACGTCTACGCCTGCGCCTGTGATCGCGGCGGTGTCGGACGGCGGCACGAGAGTCAGATAGTGCATCTGGTTGGCGTCCTGCGCCGCCGCAATGCCAGCGGCGAGGATCATGGCTGCAATGAGTCGTTTCATGGTTTGTCCCTTTCGCGCTCTACCGCCGCCACGGGTTGCGTGGCGGCGGGATTGAGCTAGACTTAGACGGTGACGGTGGCGTTAAAGGCCAGCGCCTGCGGGTGCCGGATCATAATGTCCACGTCCTGCAGGGCTCGGAGCGTCAGGCCGCCGCTGGCAAACAGCTTGCTGTCGGTGGCCGCAACGTCGATGCCGTTGCCCCAAATGCCAAGAACCACGCTCGCCCAGTTGCCGAAGAAGAGCGTGTTGGCGCCAACGTCCTCGGTGACTTCGTAGCCGTAGCCCACGCAGTTGCGCGCCACGGGGTCAAGCACGGTGCGCCCGCCATCCGTGCCGACAAGCGTAGCAGCCAGCTTCGCCCAGACCTCGGCGGTCATGACGAACTTCATCCCGTCCGCCTCGGCATTGTCGGCCATGATGTCGCCGGGGAAGCCGAGAATCTCGGCATAGGTCGGCGCGCCTGGCGTGCCGACGGACGGGTTGTTGACGTTCTCGGTTCCCTTGACGCCGGTCGGCTGGCCGGCGTTTCCTGATCCGACGAACAACGCCGCCTGTACAGTGCGCATCACGCGCTCGACAATCTCGTTGCGCACCAGTTCCTCTGCCGACGGCGTGCTCTGGATGAGCAGCGTGCGGCTGATGTCTACCAGCGCGCCCGCAGTGTGCGGCGTGCCCTGAACCTGGCCGAGGATCGGGGTCGAGCCGGTGACATCCTCAGCCTCGGCCACCCAGTAGCCAGTGGCTCCGGTGGTCATCTTGGGCAGCGCAACGTTGCCGACGAGGCCGGGAAGGAAGGTCACGCCGAGACGGCCAATGACATACTTCGTTCGGAGCAGATCGACATACTCGCCGAAGTTGGTGGCGACGACGCCCGCGCTGGTGGTCGTGTCCATCGCGCGGTTGGCGAGCACGCCGAACGGGATGATGATTCCCTCGGCGGGCTTGCCGCGCTGCTTCGCGGCCTCCTCGGTGACCTCGCGCTCGAACCCGACATCAGCCTTCATGCCGGCCAAGTGGCGCGCGACGTTGAGCACCGAGAACTTGCGGATGATCTTGTCCTCGGTCTTGGCGTCGCCTCCGAGCTTCGGCACCATGTCCGACTTGGGAGCGGGCTTTGCGGCGCGTGCCGTGGCAATCTCGGCATCCTTTGCGGCGAGAGCGGTTCGCTGCGCCTCGATGATCAGCGCGTCAACGCCTGCGGCCGCGGTCGCCTCGTCGGTCTCGATGAGCGCGCGAACCTTGTTCGCGTCAACCTTGAACTCTGCGGCGCGCGCGTAGAGCGCGGCCATCTGCTTGGCATCCATTGTGTTTTCCTTCTTTTGGTCTGCGGGGTTTCCCGCGTCCGTGTTGGTCGTCAAATCGGCGGCGCGTCCCACGCCGACCGTAGCGTCTGCCGGAACCGGCTCAAAGCTCGCCTCGAACGGCATCCACGATTTCGCCCGCACCACCGGGACTCCATCGCGCTCGCCTTCCAGAACGTAACTGCGGCGATCGACAACGTAGCCAACGCTGACGTTTCTCCGCAGTCCCTTGGCCGCATCCGTCGCAATCTCCTGCGCACGCGCGCCGGAGCAAAATTCAACCGTACCGCCCAGCTTGCGCGCGGCGGTGTCAATCTCGACATCCATCAGGCCGATCTGATCGCCGTAGTGACGGTCGAGCACAACGAGCCCATCCTTCGCGCGGGCGAGGTCGATCGATTGCGGTGTGTGATCGAGGATTTCCCAGAATCGCTGGAACTGGTCGTTGAGCCAGCCGTAGGTCAGAACCGGCTCCTCACTGGATACCGACATTCTGACTGACGCGGCCTGATCGTCAGTAGCAGCGCGCACCTCGAGTGTCGCGGCTCTGATCTGCATCTCCGGCTTCTTATCCTTGTTGCGCTTCATTCGCCTTCGTCCTTTCCAGCGCGGTTCCTTTCGCGGCGGCTTCCTCGCGCTTGATCTCTTCGATGTTGTCGTAATAGTCCCCGCCGTAGTCCTCGCTGATCTGCTGGTTGGTTTTCCAGCCGTTCTTCACGGCGGTTTCTGCGGCTTTGATGTCCTTGAGCGGATCGACCCAGAGCCATCGGCGGCCCCGGAACTCGTGCTCGGAGAACTTGTCGAACTTCTCAACAGGCAGCCCGCCGGATTCCGACGACTCCAGAAACGCGCGGAGCCAGGCCAGAAACATGCGGCTCTTGAGTTGCGAAATCATGTCGTCCTGGAACATGATCCACATATCGCGTTCGCTGATCGTCCCGGCGCGAACCGACGAAAATGACACGTTCGACCAGTCATTAAAAAAGTTTGAGTACTCGACGCCAAGCCCGCCCGCAATGTCGCGGCCCATGCTGTTCTTGAACGCGGTCAGTTCGCGGTTGGGATGTTGCGGCGTGTGGATTTCCTGCTTGTAGCCGAGGGGCAAAATCTCGGCCTGTCCGGGCTCTTTGTCCGCCAGCAGCGCGTTGGCAACATCCGCATTTTCCGGCGCGGCAATGTCGGCTATTGCGTTCTCCTGGCCAGCCGGAGCGTAGTATGTCCGCACGCTGCAAGCCTCGTCGCGCGCGGCGGTCAGTTCCGCGCGGTCGTATTCGTCGAGCATCTTGAGTTTGACGAGACTCGCGTAACCGTGAGGGATTCCGCGCGGCTGATCCTCGTCCTGCTGCGTGTAGCCGTGGATGATCCTGTCCGCCCCGATCCTGACCAGCGGCTGTCCCGCCGAATATGCGCCAGCTTGGTTTGTGTCCGTGGTCTTGAACCAGTAGGCGACCGGGCGCCCTGTCGTGATGTTCTTCTCGACGCCAGCCTGGATCGACGTACCCTTGCCGGTGTCGGCCAGGTTGTATCTTTCGTCGCAGAGGTCGGGACGGATAATCTGAAACTCGATGCCGTAGGGATTCGCCTGCGTGCGGGTGATCAAGACGAAATACTCTCCATCTCGCGCCCAGGTGCGGGCAAGCAGCCTGTCCATCTCCGCCATCGTCTTACGGCCCGATGCGTCGCAGTAGGTCTGCCCGGACGGGGAGCGCAACGTGCAGAATCGCCACCAGTGATTTTCAATGGTTTTTGCGGCGTTCGTGTCCAGGCGCCGGTCGAGTGATCCGCCGTCGTGCGGCATTGACTTTAGGGAAAACCCTTCGCCGACGATGTTGGTGACCCACAGATCAAGCCACCGTTTGAAGTGTGGGCTGTCCTTCGCCATCTGCCGCGACCGGGCGCGGATGGTGGCGAGATACGCGGAGACGTCGCCCGCCGTGAATCCGCCATCATAGCGCCACCCGGCCAGCAGTCTGTCGGTCTGGGCCGCCGCAAACCCGCGCGTTTGCTGAAATGCTCGCATCCCGCCGTGCCCGCTTGCCTTGGCCCTGGCTCTGGCTCTGGCTCTGAAGAAAGGAAATCTCATAGCGTGCGGAACCTCGTGCGGATGATCCTGCCGCCGCCCATCGTGCCCGTTGCGGATTCACGCGCCGCCATGCCAGCCGCATAGTCGCGCAATCTGATCAGTTGGTCGGGAGACCTGTAGCTGATCGACATGCCATCGATGGAGATTGACCCGCTCGGACTGGATGCCGCCGTCAGCAGCGCCGCGTCAATGGCGGTGACAACGGCCAGCCATGAGGATACACGCAGGGGCGACGGTCGAACGTGGATGGTGCCTGTGTCAACGACCTTCGTAGCGCCGTCGATGGTCAGGACGCCTGCGAAGGCGACCGGCCCCGGCCCGAGCGTCAGTGTCTCGGCTGCCGCAACGGTCAGCGTCCATCCGGTGCTGCCGCTGTTTGCGACTGCCGCAATCGTGAGCGGGGTGTCGCTCTGGAAGTGATAGGATAGCGTCGCCGGTGTCGCCGGGGAGTATCCGGCCAGAATGATGTCGCGCCCGCCGCCGAACGGGTTGGCGGCGGCCACCATGATGGTCTCGCCGCCGATAATCGAAGCCGGCAAATAATTTAGATTCCCCGCCATAAGTAGGAGGGGGAACGTGTCGCGCCGGGAGGGGATGGGAAAGCGCGGCGTCCCCCTACTACTAGGACTGTCTTATAAGCAAGATTCTATATTCTGCGCAAAAAGGCCAACAAATGCTCGATTTGTCTTATAAGCGCATCCGCTTGAGCCTGGCAAATATGGCAGGCTGCGTCAGGCCGACAGCGTCGGCAATTTCGGCCTGCGTCGCGTCCCTGTCGCGGATGATGGCCTGGACGATCTTCAGGTCGACGGCGTCGCGTATCCTCGTCATCAGAGCCAATATAGCCTCGTGGGTTTTGAGCCGCATTAGCGGTTTCGCGGCGTACCCGTGCGCCTCATACATGCGGGCCATATTCTGCGGCTCCATCAGCACCATCCGCGCCGATGGTTCGTCGTCGTGCAACGACGGAACCCGGCAATGCGAGCAAGGTAACTCCTCCCACGCCATGCTCTGATATTGCGGGTTCAGCTCCGCCCGGTGCTCGCACTTGCGGCAATTCTTCATTGTCTGCCTCCCATTTGTCCCGCTTAAAACCCACGTCTGCCAGGCTTCCTGATCGCCACATGCGCGACGGTCTTAGGTGCGGCCTGCGCACCGCCCGTGCCGATGCCCGCCCACGACGCTCCCATGTAGCCCATCGCCATGCAGTCGCCATAGTCATGCGCGCCGGGAAGCGTGTTCCAGATCCAGACCATGCGCCCGGCAACCTCGTCTTTTCCTGCCAACTGCTCGCGGCATATCTGGTCGGCAAAATCGCCATGATTGCCTGCCGGGAGCGAGCATGATCCTGGTGCGCCAGGCTCACCAGTCCATCCGTGCTGCGCGACCTCGCGCCAGAAATCGGCGTTCCAGATGATCCACTGCCTGTCCCGCCGCTCGATCACGCGGTGCGCCTGCTCGCCCGGTAATACGCGGTGCCCGGCCTTGGATGTCGGTCGATACTGCTTCCAGCCGCGCCCGAACGCGCACGCGGCTTGCAGCCCGCAAATCTGCGGTGCCGAGGCGGCGAAAGCAATAACGGTTGATTCCGGCGATCCGCCGCCGTCGATGATCCACGAGTTGGGACGGCACGGGAGCGCTGCAAGCTGCCGCCCGTGCGCAGCAAGCGCCTCGTGGATCAGCCGCCGCTTCTCGATCTCCGGCGTCTCGGCGGCGACCGCGAGCTTGTGCGTGCCGTACCACAGCACGGCGGCGACCTGATCCGGGCCAAACGCGGTGATCGTCGTCGATAGAGCATAGGATGGATTCACGTCGGTCGCGGCGATGATGGTCGATGCCCAGTCCGGTACCACCCCCGGTCTGCGGTCGGTCGTGCGGCTGGCGACAATCTCCGGCGTGAGAGTGTAGACCGTCGTCCCCTGCACAAGCGGGGCGTTCTGATACTCGGCCCAGAACTGGTCTCCTACCTCGATCAGAAGGTTCTCCGCCGTCTGCAGGGCCGACAGCTCACCGTCTCTGATGCGGTGCTCCCACGATACCACCGCACCGGCGTCCATCTCGGCGCGATGCGAAAGGTAGAACTCATTTGCCGCGCCCAGTCCCTCGCAGTTGGCAACGCATCGCCGATAGATGACGGCATACTCTGCCCACAGCGTCTCCTGCGCATCCGGCCATTTCTCGACCAGGCTGTGAGTCTCGCCGCTCCATTCCGGGTGTCGCTCGCGGTCGAGGAATCGCGCCGCCAGGTCGCCGCGCCTGACGATGGTGCATGGCATGACGGCGGCAATCTTTTTGCGCGGGCCAGCCAGGCCGAGGATGTCGCCGGTGATGATCCGCTCGCGCATGTTGCACTGCGATTCCGATTCCGCCGATTCGCGCGTCTGCGGGTCGTCAAGCAGCACGAAGTCGGGCCGCAACACCTTCCCTGTCTTGCTATCCCGCCATTTGCCGCGGATCGCGCCGGTCAGCCCGTGGCCCTCCAAGATCGCGCCGTTGGACGGGTAGGGCTCACCGTCAGCATTGAGCACCTCGGGGAAGACTAGCGTGCTCTTGCTCCATTCGATGCCGCTGGTCTTGCCGTCCGCTCGCAACTGGAACCGAGCCTTGATCGCCTTGCCGTCCGTGGCCCTGGCGTAGCGCGTGACGTGCGGATATTGCTCGTGCAGCGTCTCGCTCTCCTGAATCTGCTGGCGGCAAAACTCAATCACCGCTTGCGCCATTTCTGCGGTCGCGGCGACGGCGACAACATATTTCCGGTGCCCTGTCAGCATGCAGTAGAGCGTAGCCCACTTTAGGATCGTGCTCTTACCGTGCCCGCGCGGCATGGCCAGCGCGAACAATCCGCCGCTGTTGATTGCCGCCTCGATCTTCGCCAGAACCGCCCTATGACCATCCGACCAGGGCGAAGAAAACGCCTCGCCGCCGTGGTGCCGCATCCAGTCGGCAAGCGAGCCCTCGAGCCGCTCGCGCTCGGCCACGACCTCCGGCGGCGGGTCTTCGTGCTTGACGATGCGCGCCGCCTTGCGCGATGTCTCGATAAGTCTCGCGTGCCTGATGGCCTGCGAGACGGCGGCGCGGTCGGCGTCGGTGAGATTAGGCTTGCGCGGCATTTCTACCCTCCAGCGTCGCCTGTGCCCGTCCGCCAGCTTCCGCGCGCGGCAAGGATGATTGACGGCATTGGTTTATGGCCTCGTTTGCCCATGACTAATTATCCTTCTTCCAGTCCTCGCGTATGATCTTTGGGGCGGTCACGTTCCAGTTGATCTTGTGGTGAATGCGGTAATGCGGGCTGCGATGATCACCAAGTGTGCTTATCTTCACACACGCCGGAGCATACATCACCGAATAGAATGATTTCACATACGTGCCCGACTCCAGATAACTATCTGTGATTGCACCTGGGTTCTTTTGGGTTTGTACCTGCGTAATCTTCGCTTGCATTGTCGTTAGGAATAATAGCCCGCGGAGGCTACCCAGTACGTATGCAGTAACATCCTCATTCCTGCGACCGTACATATCCCACGGACGTTCCACGTCACAAAAGAAAACATTCATAGCCTTGCGCCGCAATCTGCATAGGCGGTCTTTTTCACCTTCTTTCGCTCCCCCAATGAAGTCCCCTCCTTGCGCCATTGCAAGCGTCACCGCTGGTATGGTCTTAAAGTAGTCAAGCATAACTAATATCATCCGGCGCAGAGTTCTTCTAGCTAGGTGATACCTATGATTTCCACTTGAATCAAAGTAGTATTGAAAATCTGTATAATCATCGTCTAGTTGAAGAAAGTATCTAAATCCTTTTTGTTTTGCTATATCCCATAACGCCTTGCGTGGGTATATGGTGGACGCGCGCCCATCAAAGTTGTCCCCGGTATCAACAACCTTATCAATGTCTTCCTTGCAGAACTGGAGCACCTTGTTACCATATCTCTCGCGGTACTGGTCTGCTGTCTTGTCCTCGTCGTCGATCACAAGATATATATTGCTGGTGTCTCCGGCGCGCTCAAAACATTTGTAGGTAAAGACCCTGTCCGGGCGACCGTTGGTTAAGATGAAAATACAAACTTCATCATGCATCGCCATCTTCATACTCACTTTCTTCTAAGTCGGCCAGCTTGCCAAGCCGCTCCGTCATGTGGACAAATCCGTACTCAATCGCCTTCTTGAAGTCAATAATCACGAGACCGCTTTTCTCCATCAGGTCTTGAACCTTGGCATCGGCATGGCAGTAGAACTCAGCAATGCGCCGGAAGTGAAAAGCGGTATGGCGCTCTGCCGCCAATCGCAGGAAGTGGGCAACCTCATCCGGCAATCCTGCGGCGTCAATTTCTGCAATCAGGCGTGCCGTCTTGTCGCGGTCAAATAGGTCTTTGACTGGCGGGCATTCCCCTTTTGGTTCATAGATTGGCGCCACAATCTTGTTGGTGTAGGTGCTGTCGTCTTGTCCATTTTCTCCGTCAGAGTTGAACTCCTCACCCGTCAACTCTTCCTCCGTGAACCCCGCCGCAATCAGATCCTCGACATCCCACTCGTTGAACAGAGCGTCCATGTCATCCTCACCGAACCCGCGATTGTCCAGGACGATGAACCGCTTCTGCTTCTCCAACGGCCAGCCCTCGACCCGCTGAACCCATGACGCCGGGACTTCGGTCATCCCGTTTTCAATACAGGCGCG